AGATAAAAATCTGGTATTGTTATTTTATTCACCCCCTATGTTCTTTTAAATATTTATCAAATAGGAAAACATAAAAATTATCAAATATATATTATAAAAATGGAGAAAATTAATTTATTTTAGGGAGAAATAATACAATAGTTTTAGATGCAGAAAAAAAATTTGCATTTTCTGAGAAAACATGCTATAATTAAGTTAGGAGAAGGAAAAAATAAAATTTATGGGGGATAGAAAATGAACCGTTATAATCTTAATGAGATTCTTTTATCAGAGGATTATGAAACAACCAAATCAACCATCAAGGACAAAATTATTACTGATTTAGCCGGTAAAAGGGTAAATTACAGCAATGACTATCAACCAGTAAACAATAACTTCCTAAAAGATGAGCTAATTGAATTAGTTGTTAATAAAGAAGCTTATGAAATTACTTATGGCAACTTTTTAACTTTATTAGTGGTTGCCAGACCATTCAATGAACATAAAGTTCCTTTTCCTGAAGATATGCTATTTGATTTATCTGATTTACATGAGTATGGTAAATACTATACCTTATTGTTAGAGATGTTTAAATTTGACAAAGAAACTAAGATATCTATAAAGGATATTATTAGCGAATTAGCAATCTTATCAGGGGAAATAAATGTCACATTTGGAAATACTGTTTCTATTAAAGCATTAACAGATTTGGAAAGAAATGTATCAAGATTCAGAGAATTAATCCATTACAAACTTCCAAAAGATGAAGCAATGGAATTTGATAAAATTGAAAAGATTATCAACCACAATAGAGATGAAATTATGGATATTCTTTCTAACACCGATAATATACTAAAGTATTATACAAAATCAGGTGCAGGTGTTAATACTAAACAGTATGGACAAGTATTATCTTTAATTGGTTCTAAGCCCGATCTATTTGGTAACATCATCCCATATCCAATCAATACAAGTTTTCTTAGAGGCTTAAGTGTTCGTGATTTCTTTATTAATGCTCTTGGTGCTAGAAAAGCTCTTATTACCAATCATCAACAAGTTAGAAACTCTGGTTATCTAACAAGAAAAATAAGTATGCTATTAATGGATACTAAATTAACAACTGAAGATGATTGTGGCAGTAATGAAAGTAATTATATGAAGATTGATATACCTGATAAAAAGACATTAAAACGTTATGAAAAACGTTATTATTTGGATGACAATGATATATTAAAAGAGATTGATGTAAACGATGAGAGTTTAATTGGTAAAACTTTATCTATACCATCACCAGTAACTTGTGCAAGCAAACATGGTATCTGTAAAAAGTGTTATGGAAGGTTATTTGATATTAATAAGGATTTAAATATCGGTATGATTGCTGTACTAATTCTAACAGACCCATTAACTCAACGACTATTGAGTGCAAAACATCTATTAGAAACTCGTTCAAGTAAACTGGACTGGGGAGAGAAATTCGAAGAATTTTTCATTGTTAATCGTAATCTAATCACACCAAAAGAAAATAATATTAGTATTATTATTCGTGAAGATGATTATATAGAAGACGATGAAACAGAAGATGCACAGGTATTCAGAGTATTTTCTGTAAAATCGGGTAATAAACAATTTGTAATAGAATCACCGGTTAAGTTGTATCTTGTTGATATCCTCTCTGAAAAAATTGATGAGCACTACAATATTGAGGAAGCTCAATACGAAATATCTTTAAGTAGCCTTGATGACGGCGACAATTTTGCTCATTTCATTATGGAGAACAATGAATTATCTAAACCACTAAGAGAAATTAAAGACCTAATTGAGACTAACAAATATATCAAAGACCATTCCATTAATGAAGCTATCAATTATTTCGTCCACTTGTTGAATGAATCTGGTATCAACATCCAATCGGTTCATATCGAATTGATTCTAAGAGAAATGATGAAGCTAAAAAACCCTGATAGAGAACAATTTAAGCTAGAAAAGATGCCTAAATACGAAATGCTTCGTATTACAGATGCAAATCTTAAAGGTGAAAGTCTATCAAGAGCATTATTATTTGAACAAATTAAGAAACAATTGACAACCCTTGATTATGATACTTTCAGTAAAACTAAATCATCAATACTTGATAAACTGTTATAAAGAAGCAAAGAGGAGAAATCCTCTTTGCTTTTATTTTTTAAATAATTATAATTGGAGGATAAATGATGAATAACTCATGGATATTTGTAGCTAAAGTCCCACAGTCAGGTTATACTGTATTTTTTGGGAAGGATATTAAGAGATATTTAAAGAGAACAGAAACAAAAAGTCTGATCATGCGTCAAGATGACGATTTGATACACTTGATACCGTCTTCATTAGAAGATAATGGTATCAATCTTCTTATAAAAAGTGGTCACTACAAAGGGCAACTAAAAGAATCTCTTAATAGCAAACCTCTCCATTTCAATTTAGCAAATGCAGGATATTTTGATATGAAAGAATTATTTGAAGAGTGTTATGGATATCGGTTCAATGTATCTTGGAAAGATGAAACGAAAGTATTTATAATTAATAAGATTAACAAATAGCATTCTTTAAAAAATAAAAAATTAACATTTCATCAAGAAATTGTTTAGGGGGGAAAGAATTATGGAAATTGTTGATATAAAATCCTTTGAAGATTATAAAGGAGTAGTAAGCAGATTTAATGAAGGCGAAAAAATTTTAATAGAAACTGCCAATGCTGTTAAAGATGAAATTCTTACCTATCAAAAGTGCAAAGATGAAAAAATTATTGCTTTCTTCACAGATGGTTGTATTGAATTGTACTATAAAGAGCATTCAGAGAACTTAATCATCTGCAAGGTAAACATCCTTGATGCGACTGTCAAAGGCTATAGAATGGATTCAAAAGTAGCAAATTACTATTGTGACGTTCTGAAAGAAAAGATGAAGACTATCGAAGTACAAGAAAAAATGGTAAAATGCGAAAGAGACTTAAAATCCAAATTTAAATGGTTCATTAAAAAAAGTACTTTCGAAATACTTGATGAACTAATAGAACAACTTAAAATAAGTAAGCAATATATTGCTATTTATACAGAATATTTTGGTAACAGAGAGAAAGAAATGTGTGAAATCACTCATGACATATGGGAACTGCTTAAAAACAGCGAAAAATTATCTTACTTAAAATTCTCAAAGGAATTTGAAAATTTAGAACTAACAACGGAGTGATAAGATGATTACAGCATATCCAACTAAGATTGTCATAGACAATTATGAATTAGGGAGTGTCCCAAAAATTGAAAAATCATTATCAGTTTGGGATAAGACTATATTCCAATATGTCTTCTCTGCCTTTCTTTATGATGACGAAACAAAAGAGTTAGTAATTCCAGGTGGTTATAGTCTAACATACTTGTTAAAGTTATTTTCGAGAGATGAATATATTAATAAAAGAAAACAAGTTGATCCTTATAACGAAACTAAGTTCTCTCTTAAATATCCTGCAAGAGATTCTATACAACAAGAAGCCATTAACTTCTTATTAAAGAATATTAACCTACAAAAGTTTTTATGTTTACCAACAGGAAAAGGAAAGACTTATTGTTCTATTCATTATGTATTTAAAACCAGAAAATTACCAATAACATTTGTTGACCAAGAGAACTTAATGGAACAATGGAAGAAAAGTATTCTTTATTTCACAAGTATCAAAGAAGAAGAAATCTTCCTAATCAGTGGCAAAAATACTATTGACAAACTAATGAAGATGAATAAAAAGGAATTATCTAAGTATAAATGGTTTATAGCAATCCATAGAACTATAGCCAATTATATAGATGAAGATTTTGATAATGCTGAAAAAATGTTTACTCATTTAGGCATAGGCGTAAAATTATATGATGAAGCACATGTGGAGTATAAAAATATAGTCTTAGTTGATTCATTAACAAATACTGAAAGCATTTATATAACTGCTACACCTTCCCGTAGTGACCCAATAGAAGATAGCGTTTATCAAAGAATATTCAAAGATGTTCCGATGTTTAAACTTGATGATGACATATTAGAAAGATACCACAATGTAATCATTGTCAAATATAGCAGTCATCCTTCATTAGACGATCAAGCCAAAATGAAATCTAAATATGGTTTTGATATCAATAAATGGTGTAAATATATTCTCCAAGATGGAAAATATGAAAATTTTGCAAATATGATTATCTCGATTATTAATAAAATTAATAAAAAGAGAGATAAAAAGACTGCTCTTCTTTTTCATACTATGGAGGGAAATTCTATTCTTCAAGAAGACCTTAAAAATGAATTTAAGGATATAGAAGTCGGAAGATTTGATTCCAGTATCAAAAATAAGAATGAACGTGCAAAGGAATGGGATAAGGATTTAATAATAACTACTGACATGTCTTTTGGAAAGGCTATAGATGTTAAAAATCTAATAATAGTTCTTGATGCGGTACCATTCGGTTCAAAGGTCATGACAGAACAAATACTAGGAAGACTAAGACAAATTGAAGGCAAGGAAGTCTATTATATAGCCTTCATTGATGTTGGTTTTGAAAGTTGCCAAAATCAGTTAAAACAAAGAAAAAATATATATAATAAAAAGGCTAAGAAAATAATTGAAATTGATCTTAGTAAATAAATTAAATAGGTATTATGCAATTAAGGCATAATACCTATTTAATATTTTTAAAAGGAGATAACTAAATGGTACAAGCACCAAAGGAATTGGTCGAGTATTTCTCTGAATTCGGTATCGCTCTTAACCAAGATAGAGTTCTGAACTTTATTGAGTTGATAAAAGGTATCGATGATTCTACGAGATTACTGCAGGAAGAAATATATACAAGCGGAGATTGCGGAAGATTTCATACAATTCTCAAAGCAGTATTTCCAGAAGCAGAAGCATACGTGTTTAAAGGTAAATATTCTATTCATGTTTTAACAAAAATTGATGGTAAATTCTATGACGCTAAAGGTATTTGTACTTTTGAAAGATTTAAAAACAACAATACTTTTAAAGAAGCACTCGAAGGTAAATTCTCTTTAAATGAAGCTTTAGAGAAGGTAAATTTAAATTTCCTTCTTGAAGAAGATTTATTTAACAACTATTGTTTTGAAGTAAGGGGTCCAATCTTATAATGTAGTAAGGATAGTGATAAAAAATGGGTAAAAGTATTAGAGTTATAAGACTCAAAGGTCTTAAAAAAGAATGTGGGATAACTTCTATAAGTACTGCAAATGCAAAATTAATTGATTCTAAGCATTATTGTCCTATATTTGTTTGTCATGAATCAGATAGTGAAATTCCTGAATTTCATACAAAAGTATACTACACAAAGAATGATTCTGACCAGATTTACTACTTTATTTTTAGTGGTTTTTCAGCAGGTTATTATGGCGAAGGGAGCAGAGGATTAACTAACTTCTTGTTTCATATAGCTGGAATGAACTACCAGGAAGACATAATTATGAAAACTGTTGCTAAACTTAAAAGCAATAGAAGATATATCTTTGTGTTAGATGAAGATTGCACCGACATGATTCACATTAATATTTATATTTCTCCGAGAAATATAAAACACCTAGTAGAAGGTACATCTATCGAACTGAAAGATAAACGACCAATAATCATTAAAAATTGGGATTCAACTACTCTCCAGTTATTATAATAGAACTAACACGAGCAGTTTATATCTTAATAAAGTATAACCAAAATATGATGACAGGGGGAAGATTTTATGTTTATAACACACTATGATGCTGACGGAAAAGGTTGTCTTGTATTAGGGAAAAAATTCATTAAAAATATAGGCAAATACAATATTTGTGATTATGGGAATATCAATGAAACAGTTACAGAGTATTTAGATACTATTGAGCAATACAACAATGATGATTTAGTACTGGTTATTACAGATATATCTGTCTCTGAGGAAATTGCAGAACGTATTGAAAACATGAAGGACAGTTTTGTTTTGCTATTATTGATTGATCACCATCCAAGCAATGATTATTATTTGGAACAGTATAAATGGTGTATTCTATTGAAAGATGATAAAAGTGCAACAAAAGCTTTCTATGAATGTTTGATAACTACCGGTTTAGTTACAGAAGATTCATACGATGAATTTGTAATTGCAATTGATGAATGGGATACTTGGAAGTGGGAAGTAACAAACAACAAAAATTCAAAGCTAATAAATGATTTAGCTTACAATTTAAAAACACACGATTTCTTGAATAGGTTCCTCGTCAATCCCAGTTTAGATTTAAGCAAGAAAGAAAAACTAATACTGGGAATGAGAAAAGACGATATACAAGCTATGATTAAGAGAATTAAACCAATCTTCAATGGTGAAACTTGTTACATCTTTGCAGATAGGTATGTAGCAGAAATCTCTATCTTCATATTTGATAACTATAAAAATGTAAAGATCCTTATAGTTATCAATCCTATTAGCAATACTATTTCATATAGAAGCTGTTCTGAGAAATATGATGTTTCTAGCATTGCTAATAGAAATGGGGGAGGGGGCCATCCAAAGGCATCTGGAAGTGCTTTGGAAGATAATATCAGCACAAAATTAATAGAAGCAATTCTTAAAGATGGTTTTAAGGATTACACTAAGGAGGATTCGGTTATAAATGGATAATAGGCTTTATATATTCTTAGATACAGAGTTTACAAACTTATCAAGAAAAACCTCAATGTTAGTTAGTACAGGTTTAACGGTTCTTTCTGAAAAAAAAGAATCGTTCTACGCCGAATTTAATGATTACTCTATGTTACTTGCAAGCGATTTTGTAAAGGAAAATGTTCTTCCGTTATTAACATTTAAAGGAGTTAACCAAGGTATACAAAGGACTGATACCTCTATCCTTTTGAAGAGTGATACTAAGATAATTAGTGAATTAATAACTAGCTGGTTGTATGCTCTTTCAAAGAAGTACAATAAAAAATTAACCTTTGTAGTCGATGTTGGTGCTTATGACTGGTTATTATTCTCCGAATTAATTAGCAAGAAAACAAATGATGGATGCATAGAAGTTCCTGATTACATTGATTACATTCCTATTGATGTAAGTACTATGCTTTATTTAGCAGGATACGACACCGATATTAGCAGACGAGAAGTATTAGGAATCACTGAAGATATGATTCAGCATAATTCATTATTCGATGCTAAAATGACACACATGTTATACGCATTATTAATGGATAAATTCTTTGGAGAAAAATAGCTTTAAATATATATTATTATAAAGTAAGAAATTTTGTTTATAATAAATTAAGAAAGTGAGGTAAGTTGTTATGGAATATATGTATAATATGTTGGAGCATTGCGAAAGTTGGTTTACCAATGCAGAGTACAGAGAGTCAAATGACCCTGCAATTATTGAATATGCAATAGTTGAAGCGTCAAAAGATACAGTCAGAAAATATCTCTTAGAAAGATATGGAGAAATATCGGACGATGAAACTGATTTACAAGAAGTTCTATCTGATTTCATTGAAGGTATTGATTCTATTCTGCTCCAAATAACTGCTAATGGAGAAGGAGCATTTGGTAATGAGACAGATGATGATAGTGGAACAGATAACTTTTTATCTTCTCAGATTGAGTACGAAGTAAGTTTATTTGCTTGTACGTCTAATGGTGCGACCAATATGGAAGAACCGATAGTGATATATACTACAAATGACTTTAAAGAAGCAAAAGATAGATACGATGAAGGTTTGAAAACACTTTACTTTAAGTTATTCAAAGAATAAAAATAGTTTATTTTAGATTTGTGGAGGTTTACAAATAATTGGGCAGACGTATTAAGTCTACTATTTGACAAGCAGGAGGGGGAGGAGGATCTACTTTATGAGTTTTTATGAGTATATTACTAACCAACTTACCCAGAGAGGTATGTTTAATAATCAAGCTAAAGAGGTTATAGAAAATGTTATGAAAAACCAACCAGAGATGGATGGAAGATGGGAGGATGATATTAATGGTTATCCTCCTGCATTAAGAAACCTTATATGGGTTACTGTTGAACATGAAGCACTAAATTACATCAAGCTTAGATGTCCAGAAGCATGGTTTAGAGCTATATTTGACAAAGAACATCCCTTGCGGAAGGAATTTGAGTCTAATCAGTCTTAATTCTTATAAAATTTTAAAAAATTTAAAACATAAATTTAGTTAACTCTAAAAAATTAAAATTATTGGAGGAAATTGTAAATGAGCAAATTAGCAAACGTAGAAAAGATTGAAAAAACAATTCAGACCGTAAGCTCACACTTTACGGTAAAAAACACTGTTATTACAGGTGTAAAGGGCAAGGACAATGTAAAATTGAATCCTGTGTATGCTCGTTCCTATAATTCAACTAAATATTCTGATAAATCACAATTGGAAGCGATGAATATTCGTACTTCTGATTATATTGTATTGGCCTATAATGATTACCAAAATAAAATTAATGAGGAAGTCTATCTTAGTTATCCGCATCTTCCAAATTTCATTAACTTACTTGAACAAGCTGTTCAAATGGTATCTACCAAAGATATGTATGTGAATAACGATGTAAATCCTAAGTATTCTGATGTTGTACTTAGGCTAGATAACCTTGGCGGGAAAAAGAGTATCGCAATTATTCCTCATGTAATCCAGCAAGACCAGACATATATCAATGGTGCTTTAATATTCTTGAATTCAGAAGATACCTATGCGGAAATAGACGCTAATAGCATCTATACGTTGTATTATATTCTTAAAGATTTCAATCTCTACTTAAATAGTTCATTACTTCTTCTGACTGGATTATTATACGATGGCGGTACAAGTGATTTTGATAGTGCTCCAGTTTTTGGTGGTGCTAGTAAGAATGCTTTTGGTGCTAATAATGCCAATAACCGTGCTCCGAGAGGAATCTTTGGTGGTAAAGGTGGTTCAAATATTGGTGGAAGTAAAGGTGGGTTTAAACCTCCTGTAAAAAATACTACTCTCGAAGAACTTGATAAAGTCATTGAAGGAGAAGAAGGCGATATTCCATCCACTAACGGAGATGAAACCAGCAATAACGAAGGAGAAGGGTCTCCTCTATCCCTTAATAAAATAATCGATGCTGCTGGGGAGATTGAAGTTCCAGACCTCGATGACGGTGAAGTAGTATTTTAATTTTAGTTGGTTAGGTGGGGAAACAGATGGAGAAGAAAGACCTATTAAATAAGATTTCTAACATTAGCAAAGAGGATACTGATGCTAAGACTTCTAAAAAAGGTAGGAAAGTAGACTTAAAAGTTCTGCATTTTGATATAGATGAAGAAAAAGATACTGAACTTTGTGTATTCGTTAAACAACTAATCAACAAACATGAAATTACAAATAAATATGTCTATGATACCTTTGGGCGTGCTGAAGGTTGGAACATAATTTATGGTTTGGGAAAAGGAAGCATTAGTTGGGAACGAGTTAAAAAGTGGTGTGAATTAATGGGCTACAAGATTGAAATTAGCCTAACCGAGCTTAAAAAGAAATAATAAAAAACAAAGGATAACTATAAAAAGTTATCCTTTGTTTTATTTTTTTTTGTTATTTATGCTTGCGGATTAGAAGAGATTACTAGTGTTTTAAGATTAGCGATAGTATCATTATACTTATATTCAATCTTACGAGCTTCAAGAACATCTTTTAGTTCTTTCTTTGTTGCTTCTTTAAGATCTTCTTCAGTATACACTACGTCTTCTTCTCCGTCTTTAGCACCTTCTGATTCTGAACCCTCCATACTGGAACCTTCGTCTCTGCCGGTTTCCTGGGTTTGCTCAGACTCTTTTATTTTATCTAGTTCTTCAACAGGCTCTTGCACCTGTTTTACTGGTTCTTGAGGCTTTTCAGACTTTATATTGCCGTCGATTTTAGTTACCTTATCTTCATACTTTATTACATTAAACCCAAGTTTTTTGAGCATTTCATACTGCCGAACAGTAATAGAAATAGGTCTATTGATTGGGCCTTTACCAATAGTTGGTATGAGTTTAGAATCAGAAATGGTAACACGTATACGTTGATTATCCATTTTTTATATCCTCCTATTTATTAATCTTCTAAGCCAATGAATCCTTCAAAGAAGAAATCGTCTCCAAGCTCTTCATTATTATCTTCAGTCATGAATTCTGGTTCGACAAAAAGGTCATTAATATCTTCATTTTCTATAGAACCATCATCAAGGAAATCATCACCCTCTAATGGGTCTTCAGTGTCAATTTCTTCCAAATCATCATCGTCAAGCATAACATCATCATCATCGAGATTTTCATTGCCATCAAGTTCAATTGAACCCAAAATATCCTCATCATAATCGTCGTCATCATTAAGATATAATTCATCATCAAGAGAATTATCCCCTAAATCTGCATTATTCTCATCTAAAGTTTCAGAATCAATCTTATCATTATCATCAGTTTCTTGTAACGTTTCAATAGTAGAATCTACATACGCATTGAGTTCTTCTTCCACGGATAACAACTCTTTGTCTTCGTTTAGTTTATTTTTTAAGACTTGAAACATTCTAATTAGCTCCTTCCATTCAAATTATAATTATTTGTTCATAATAGTATTCTTTGTTTGTTTCAACATAAAGAGAATACATGGTATTAGCATATAATTAACTTCTGTAGATTTAAATCTCTCTTTATTAATATAATCAATTAGATCTTCATTAACTAAAGAATTGTTTAAATACTGAACAACAAAATTAAATATTTGCATATCAGGATTAACTTCTGTATCATATAATAAATTCCCTTTTATATTAGAAACAAAGTCTAAAGGTAAGACAGCAATAGGATCTTCTACTAAAGATTCATTATAAATAAGTTCCCAAATCTCATATTTATTTTTAAATAAAGCAAATATTGAGGTTGGGTCTTGAACTTTTGTAGAAGTGAAAAGGAAATCCTTTAAAGTACTTATATCTTTAGTTTCTAAAGCATAAAAGAAACTTTCCTGATAGATATAAAAATCATCCATACTTTCTTCCAATAATGGTTCTATTTTTATATTTTTAAGAAAAGTTCTTGTTTTGATAAATAGACTATTATTGGTTATAAACCTAATGAGTATATTATCATAAATTATATCATTATAAAGGAACGTGTTGTAATTCTTATTATAGAAAAGTTTAATATAAGCATTTGATAAATCATCAGAAACACTATCGATGTGGTCTAACAATAAGAAATCTGATTCTTTTATAACACTCTTGCAATCCTTACCAATATTTTCATAAACCACTTTATATGTTTCAGTTATTTGTTCTTCGTCTAATACACCATTACTTGATGCAGTTAAACTATAACTGACTTTGTACATTACCTTGTTACCTGCATGGTCAACTGCTACCTCATTTACTCTGAATAGCAAATTCCCTGCCTGTCCAGGTACAGAAAAGAAATCGTTTACTAATGGTTTAACAGTATTTGGAAGGATTATGGCATCTCCTTCTATAGTAGTATCCAAACCTTCTGTTTCATCAAAATTATTTTCAGGAGTTAAAGCACCCATTCCATATAAAGGAAAGTTTTCTATTTTGTTATATTTTATTGGTGATTCCACTCCAATAGTTTCTATGACCCCACCAAGAGGAATATCTTCTGTAGAAGCAAGAATATCTTTTGCATAGTATGTTACAAAAGTTGGTCCGCCTTCAATATAACTTGAAAAATCGTAGGTTTGCCTTATATAATTATCGAGTTGAGTTTGTATTACATCTTGTTCTTCTATAAATTTTCCCATGGAAATATCGCCTTCTTTCTCACAAGTATAGAAATAATATTAAAATATTATCATAAATTAACAAGCATCTTAATACTTCTAATTTTAATTATATGTTTATTTCTTGAAACTTTATAGGTCTAAAATGAATTTTCATCAAAACATAATATTATAATTATTTCAGGCAAAAGGAGGATAACAATGAAAGATTCAGAAAATGTGAATGGCGAGCTTCTTGTTTCTTTAATAGAAAATAATACTACAGTATTTAATCTTTCAAATTCATTGAATACGAATGAATATGTTTTGATGATTAAAGAGCATTTCAGTATAATAAATGGTAACCCACAATTATTTACTGAAGGTTTTGAAGCAACCTTTGCTAGTATAATTAGGAAAATTGGAGAATTAATAAGGATGCTCATTGATTGGGTAAAAAATAAATTAAGCGTGTTCATTAGGAAACTCAAGAAAGAAAAAGTGAAAGTAGATATCTCTCAAATCAATAAAAATAGTACTGCAATAGCAAAAACAACTATTGATATTGAATTAAGTACTATCAATTTAACAACTTTCTATGACACTTTCTCACTGGATTTAAGAACTTTAAATTATACTCTTTTCTCAAATGTGGGTTTTAGACAGATTAATAGGTCTGATAAATCTAGCGATATTAGTAGATCTATTAATAAATTGAATGAGAAACTATTGGGAAAATATAATAATATTAAAGTAACAAGGAACATGCAATATAATATTACAAAGGCGGACAAGATAATTGATTGCTTTAATATGGTATCTAGTTTCTTAGAAGATAAGTATGAAAAAGATGTTAAGAAACAGATTAGCTCTATTCAGAAATATTATCAGACACTAAAACAAATGAATTTGAAAAGAAGTTCCGTAGACAAAAGTCTTTATAATACAACAACAGCATTAGGTGTATTACTACAGAATATCATATTAATACATTCTTCATTACTTTCTACAGCCGCTAGTATTCTA